TACTGATCGAGCATCTCGGCTTTCTCCCTGACCTTACCATCATTCTGCGCCGGGGCAAAACCGCGCGGACCCTGTTCGCTGGAGGGATGGCCACCAATCAGCATCCGAACGAACGCCTCCGCGACATGCTGACCCAAGCGCTGCGCATGCATGACGCTCGGCACCTTCAGGAGGAGGCGCGTCAATGACCGCCGCCAACGTCGTCCCCTTCCGTAGGACAGGCTCGGGTCGCGGTCCTCGCTCCCGCGCCTTAGGCCGGGTGGAGGCGCAACTCCTCCCGGCCGACCTCCTGCAGCAGTCTGAGACGCTGCGCCAGACGCGCCAGCACATCGCCGAGGCGTGGAAGATGCGCGCCGAGAGCCGGCGCATCCAGCGCGACTACGAAGAGCGGCAGCGCAAGATCGAGGAATTGATGGACGGGCTCGGCATATGAGCGACCCCACCTTCATGGCGCGTCTGGCGCAAGCGATCCAGCAGCAACACGAAAGCACGATGGCGCTGCAGCAGCTCGCTTCGGAGCTCGTCGATCACGCCATGCGGATGCGGAGTTGGACGGACAAGCTGCAGGCTCATCTCGTGGCCCCTGAAACGCCAACGGGCAGAGCCCGGCAGGATGTCGTGGTGGCTGAGACGCCTGTGACGTTCGCCACATTCGGCAGCGAGCCGCTCACAATACCCCGTGCATTGCAGGGTGGGCCGCAGAGAGGGGAGCGGTGACGTGGAAAAGCCGCTTGCCATCGATCTGTTCTGTGGCCTTGGCGGCTGGACCGAGGGACTGCTCGCCGAGGGATACGATGTCGTCGGCTTTGACATAGAGCGCCACGAATACGGCGAGCACCGCTACCCGGGCCAGCTTGTCATTCAGGACGTGCTGACGCTGCACGGCTCGCAGTTCAAGGACGCGGCGCTGATCGTCGCCTCGCCGCCGTGCCAGGCGTACAGCTATCGCGCAATGCCATGGAAGAAGGCCAAGGCTCTGCCGCCTCCTGACAATACGCTGTTCGATGCGTGCTTCCGTCTCCAGCGAGAGGCTTGCGAGGCGGCGGGACGGCATATCCCGCTCGTCGTGGAGAACGTGCGCGGCGCAATTCCCTGGGTCGGCCGCTCCCGGTGGAACTACGGCTCGTATCACCTTTGGGGCGACGTTCCCGCGCTGATGCCGCCGACGCTGAAGACCGCGAAGGTTCCCGGCTTCCGCTTCGATGGCAGCGGACGCAGTTTGAAAACTGCGTCCGCGAACCACGTGAGCGACGACGGGGGGCGGAAGAACGGTAACGACTGGTTTGGGTCTGGCGACGACTGCTCCTTGCAGCGCCGCCAAGGCTCCCGATCACCGGGCCGCAAGATGGCGAGCGCGATGATTGCCAAGATTCCGCTGCCGCTCAGCCGTCACATCGCGCGCTGCTATTTCGCATCGCCGCTGAGCGAGGCCGCCTGATGGGCAACTCGCGCACCCATGACTGGACGAAGAAGCGGATCGCGCTGCTGAGCGAGCTATGGCTCTGCGGCCATTCCTCTGGCGAATGCGCCCGCCGCCTTGGCGTCTCGCGCAATGCGGCCATTGGCAAGCTGCGACGCCTCGGCCTGCTGGGCCGGGAGCGGCCGCAATTGCCGACCATGCGCCTGCGGCTGCCGCCTGCTCGAATGCTGCTCAAAACCACTGAGCAGGTGAGCAAGCCGCCGCAAAAGCCGAGAAAGCGGCAGAACCAACGGCCGCTGCCACCGCCGGAGCCATACCAAGCTCCACCGCCGCCGCCCGAGCCGCCGATCGGCAGCTTCAACCTGCTCGACCTGCGGCAGGGCCACTGCAGATGGCCAGGGCTGCAAGACAGAGCCCCGTGGACTTTTTGCGGCGCGCCCCAGGTGTTCGATAGTAGCTACTGCTCTGAGCACCACGCCATGGCGCATAACCGCGGCTCGCAGCGCGACTACGACCGCATGGCCGCGCAGGCGCTGGGCGGCAAGCTCTTCGCCAGCCGCGCGGGGGTGATGGAATGAGCGGCTGGGATTTGCTTCTGCTCGCCATCGGGGGCGCCATCGGCTTCGTCCTTGGTAGCCTTTTTATAGCTTACGGCTACTTCCCGGAAAGGCGGCCATGAGCATGCGCCTCGTCCCCTACGCCGGAACGGAGCGGCCTCGTCCTCGCCGGATGAGCCGCGCGGCCCTGCTGGTGAATATTCACCAGCGCCAGAAGCAGGCGCGGCTGCTCTCCGAGATCGGCGCGGAGTTTGGCTCGCACATGGTGCGGGCGGTGGTGATGGCGTGGCTGTTCGAGGCGGCGGCATGAAGCGCCCTCGCGATCTTTTCGGGAACTTGCTGCGGCCGCAGCGGGAGGACGCAATACATGCGGGTATCGTCGAGTTCCTGACGCTCGCTGCGCACCCGAAGCTGCTTTGGCTTCACGTACCGAATGGCGCAATGGTGAAGCCCTCGGCGCGGATGTATTTCGCTCGCCTCGGCGTGCTTCCAGGCGTCGCTGATCTGCTTTTCGTGCTGCCGGACAAGTCCGTCGCCTTCATGGAGATAAAAGGCCCTGACGGCCGCCTGAGCGAGGCGCAGCAAGCCTTCCAGGCGAAGTGCGCGCTGCTCAAGCTGAAGTATCGCGTGGTGCGCTCGATCAGCGAGGCGGAGGAAGTGCTTCGAGATTGGGGTGCGTTACGCGGACCGGCCGTGGACAATTCCAGCGAACCGGTTGCCGATACCTGGGAGCCCATTGGCGCGGTGCTGGAGCGGGTGGTGTCGAAGCTCGACCGGACGCGCAAGCGAGTGGCGTAGCGTGGCGTAAAAATATCAGGCCGGAGGGCTCCTTCCTCCGGCCTGAAAGAACTGAAGCCTGATAACACTGGTGACGAGGCTCCAGGTGCCTGACGACGTCATTTTTTCTACTGCTTGTCAACAAGCAACTGTGTCCGCAAGCGCACAGGGCGAAGATGAATTGTTCCTCGCTGATCTTGCTGCACTAGGCAAGCTCACAACCGCTGATCGTCAAATCGCTCTCGCCGATATTCGCAACCACGCCCTCACTGCGGCTGACGCCATGGGTGCGGCGGCGGCGGCGATCATGGAGCGATGGCCCAAGCTGTCAGGAGTCGATGAGGTGGCGCTGCAGCGGGCCGTGGCGGATGCGTGGCGCATCCGCGCCATGGCCGATGCGCTTGAGCCGCGAGGGGGGCGCTGATGCCCCGTATACGCTCGGTGTATCCTGAGTTGTTTACCGATGAAGCTTTCATGGCGTCTTCATGGCCGGCGCGAATGCTCACGATAGGGCTTTGGACGCAAGCGGACGACCAAGGGGTTTTTGAATGGAAGCCTCTCACCCTGAAGGCGCGCATTCTACCCGTCGATGCCGTGGACCCGGTGGCATTACTGGAGGAGCTGTCGGCGGCCAATATTATCCGCCGTTTTGAGCATGATGGGAAGCTGTTTGGCGCGATCCGCAACTTCTGCAAATTCCAGCATCCGCAGAAACCTAAGACCAGGCATTTCCTACCGGACGAGCTGCGTTCGTATGTCGGCCTTTCCGGTAGTCCTACCGTACCAGTACGGGAGGAGTACGATACCGCTACAGTAAAGTCCTCTCTAATGGATACGGAGACGGATAAGGAGAAAGAGAAGAAAGATAATAATACGGCTTTGAATGGAAAAAACGGGGTCTACGCCTTCCAGCACGGCTGCGTGAAATTGACTTCGGAGCATTTCGAAAAATGGCGGAGGGCTTTTCCTCACATCTCCGTCACGGGTGAGCTTATCGCGGCCGAGCCGTGGCTGGCGAAGCAAACATCGTGGTTCAATGCCGCTGCAGGGATGCTGGCGAAACGGGAGAGGGAGGCCGCGAAACCTGAACCGCCGAAGCCTCCTGGGCCTCCACGCGGGGCCATGCTGGGAAATCGTAGGTAGGGGAGGGGATTTTATGGACGACAACGTGGTGCGCTTTCCGAGGGGTCCGTATGGGCTCGTCAAGCTCTCGGACATTCCTGAACCTGAACCGGTCATCCCGTGGTATGCCGGCTACCCGGAGTTCCGGCACAAGATGCAGCTTGCGTCGGGGATGCTCTCGGTCGTCACCGGGCATCCCGGCCACGGCAAGACCAGCCTGATGGCGCAGCTCTGGTTCAACATGGTGTCAAACCATAACCTGCAGATCACCGTTGCCAGCTTTGAAAGCTCTCCTGTCCCGGCCTACCGGAAAATGGTGCGGCAATTCTGGGCCGGCCTGCCGCAGGCGCAGATGACCGACGAACAAATCCGGGCGGCCGATGCGTTCATAGACGATCACTACCGGTTCCTAGTCGACGAGAACGACAGTCCCACCATGGACTGGATCTACGACAGGATTTTCGATTACGGCAATGAGCCCGACGTGCTCGTCCTGGACCCGTGGAACAGGGTGGAAAGCAAGCGCGAGAGGGATCAGACCGAGACGGACTATATCCTGAGGGCTCTCATAAAGTTACGGGTATTCGCGAAGGACAATAACTGCCATGTGCAGATCATCGCGCACCCGGCCAAGCGGGATATTCGCTACCGCGAATACTCTCCTATCTTGGAGGACATCGCCGGCTCAAAACACTGGGACAACATACCAGACCAGGGCTTTTGTGTTCACCGGCCTGACTTCACTGACGACGCCGGCAACCGGCGCTTCGATGTCGAACTCTATCATCTCAAGAGCCGGTTCGAGGAGATCGGCTGGCCGTGCCAGTTCCACATGCTGTTCAATCCACGCACGGGGCGCTTCGATATGGCGGAAAGCCGCGAACCGGTTTAGTCGCAACTGATCGGGGGCAGAATGGGAGTTCTGATGGCGCGGGCAGGGCGCAAGCGCAAGAATGTGCCACGACTGGCAGGTCGCATCGACTGGCGGGCGGAGCGTGAAGACCCAACCCTCACCGCAACATGGTCACGCGCCAGGGAAGCCTTCCTCGAGTTCGGCAAGAACCCGTTCTTGGCGTCTCAGGCGGGCAGGGCCTACGTCTTCCGCCGCCTGACCGCAGTCGAGGCGGAGGCGGCGCAGCGCTGGACGGCGCTCTTGGCCGACTACGATCGGCTCATCCTCGGGCTGGTGCGCTCAGTACACCCTCCCGCCCTGGAGCGGGCCGGCGTCAGCCTGCACGACGAGCGTGACCCGCAACGCATCGCTGAGTTCCGCCGCGAGCGCTTCGATCCGGCGCGTGAAGCCGTACTCCAGGCCGGTATGCCAGCCCTCGTCGCCCTCAACCGCCTGTGCCGCGACGAAGCCTCGTCCTCGGTGATGCCGCAGGCGAAGCTCGCCCTGGCGCAGCTCGTGGCGCATTTCCGGCTTGAAACGCCGCGATGACGGTGGACTGGCCCAGCTTCCTGCTCGGCGCGTCCATCGGCGCCGGGGTAGCAGCGTTTATCGCGCTGTATTGGCTTGACACCACCCGCATTCCGTGACGAAATAGAGCCTCACACCTCGCCGCCCTTCACTGGGCCGCGGGGTTTTTTCATTTCCAACGCCCGGCGCATGCTCCTCCCTGTGACGCCGGGAATGTTCGGGGGCCCTGCACCAACCCCAACCCCGATGCGGGGCCTCCGGGCCTCTCAGGATGCCCGTGGGCGCGTTTAAACGGCCGGGGGCTACCAAGTAGCCTCCAGCCCAGAAAAACGCTTCCACGGTCAATTGTAGCGGTTTACTCGGCGGGCGCGTTCGGGTCTGCCGGCGCGTCCTGCACCTGTCCGGCCTGCTTCGCCGCTTGAATCTGCTCGGCGGAGCCGGTGTATGTGTCGCCGACCTTCCAGCGCTTGCCGCTATTGTCGGTAAATTCCTTCGTGACTTTCACGGCCTTGGTGGTCTGCGCGGGCATGGGAGGACACTCCCCCGCCGGAATGGCGGGAGCAGGCTAAACGCAGACGGCTTACTTTCGTTCATGAATAGGAGGATCACATGGAAGGCACGCTCATATCGCTGCTGATCACAGTCCTCATCCTCGCTGTCATCATCGCGATCGTCTACGCGGTCATTCAGGTCATCACCCCGCACCTGCCAGCGCCATTCCCAACCGTCATCACGATCCTGCTCTGGGCACTCGTCGCAGTCGTCGTCATCGTCTACGTGCTCGTGCCGCTTATCCACATGATCCCCGCGGCAGCTCACGCATGAAACTCTACTTCGCCGTCATCATCTGCACCGGCTGCGTCGTCCTCGTCGCTTACCTTTGCAAAGAATGGAATTCGCAGTGAGACGAGGGCCTGGCGAGTTCTACGTCTATCGTATCTTCGATGAGCATCAGACGCTCTATGTCGGCAAGGGGTGTCGTGATCGACTGGCCCAGCAAAAGCGGCGCTTCCGATGCAACGGCGAGATCGTGGAGAAATGCACCAGCGACGCCCAAGCCTTCGCGCGTGAGAAATTCTGGATCGCCGAATTGCATCCCACAGAGAATGTGCTTCCCGGCGGCAATGGCGGGTGGTCAATCAAGCGTAAGAAACGCGAGCCGGTGCTGGAGATAATGAAAGAATTCAGGGAGATAGAGCGTATGGGAACGCGCAAATACGCTGCTCGCCTTATAGTCAATTTCGCGCGCGTGCATCCTCACCTCGTCCCACCGGCTACGCTGCAGCTCGCGCAGCAGCATTTCGCGGGGTAATTACAAAATGGCTGCGCGTACTCGTAAACTCCTGCACGATCCTGAAACACGCTCTAAAATCAAAGCTAGTTACCTCATAAATCGCTTGCAAAATCATGTGCTTGGAAAAAGTCAGCTCGATCCTTCGCAAGTCTCAGCCGGCCTTGGGCTCCTGAGAAAGATAATTCCCGACCTCGCAGCCATCGAACACTCCGGCGAGGTGAAGCAGACCTTCGCAGTCTCACCCGAACTCCCAACCATGGAGGAGTGGGAGAAAGAGTTCGGCGCGCCTAAGCAATTGGACAGCTAGATCATGGCCCTCCTGGCCGAGCGAGAGCCAGCCGAATGCCGGACGCCGCACGTCTAAGCACTACGACTGGTTCGGCCGGGAGGGCCGCCCCACCGCCAACCATCGTCTGGCGCCCGCAGTCGAAGCCGCAGCTCGCCCTCGTCCGCTGCCCAGCCGGCGAGGTGTTCATGGGCGGGGCCAGGGGCGGCGGCAAAACGGACGCCGTCCTCGGCAAGTGGGCGCTGAAGGAGGCCGCCTGGGGGGCGGACTTCAACGCCGTCATGTTCAGGCGCACGACAGTCTCGTCTGAGGACGCGATCGAGCGCTCGCGGCAGATCTACACGCCGCTCGGGGGAAAGTTCAACGAAAGCAAGCTCTTGTGGCGAATGCCTAATGGAGGACGTGTAGCATTCGCCTACCTCGACACGATCGCCGACGCCGATGAATACCAGGGCCGAAACCTGACCGACGTGTGGGTGGAGGAGGCCGGGCAGTATCCCGATCCCGGCCCGATCGACAGGCTCTTCGGCACACTACGCTCGGCCAAGGGTGTGCCGATCCAGATGATCCTCACCGGCAATCCGGGCGGCGCCGGACAGCATTGGATCAGCGAGCGGTATCGCTTGATACCTTTTCCGCAAAAGCCTCGCTCGGTGGAGGTGACGCGGGCCTCTGGCATCAAGAGCATTGCCGCGGTGATCCCTGCCAGGATCACTGACAACGTCGTGCTCTTGGACAAGGACGCCGGCTACGTCGACCGACTGCGCATGGTTGGCTCCGCGGCGCTGGTCAGGGCCTGGCTCGAAGGAGATTGGAGCGCTGTCGAGGGAAGTTTCTTCGATGGATGGGATCCGGCGAAACACGTCGTCGCGCCATTCGCCATTCCCAAAGACTGGTTGAAGTTCAGAAGCTTCGACTGGGGCTCCCTATCGCCATTCTCGGTTCAGTGGTGGGCGGTTGTCGGAGACGATTATCGTGGTATGCCGCGCGGGGCTTTGCTTCAAATCAAGGAGTGGTACGGTGCGAGTGCGCCGAACAAAGGGTTGAAGCTCACCATCGCAGAGATCGCCAAGGGCATTCTCGAACGGGATGCGGGCGACGTAATCACGTATAGCGTTGCCGATCCGAGCATCTGGGCGGCCGATGGAGGCCCCTCGCGCGCTGAGATATTCCACTCACTCGGTGTGCATTTCAACCCGGCTGACAACAAGCGCATTTCTGGGGCTGGCGCGCTCGGAGGCTGGGATGAAATGCGCCAGCGCCTCAAGGGCACAAATGGTGTGCCGATGCTCTTCGTCTTCGATACCTGCCGCAACTTTATCAGAACGGTGCCGGTGCTTCAGCATGATTTGAAGCGCGCTGAAGATTTGGATACGGACTCAGAAGATCACGCGGCTGACGCGTGCAGGTATGCGTGCATGAGCAGAAGCTGGGTTCCAGTAAAGGACGAGCCAAAACGAAGAGGAGACGGAACAGGTTACTCAGAAAAGGAGTCTGAGAGCTATAGCATCAAGGCCCTTTAAGGGGAATGTGCTTCCAGGTTTCGCGGCGTTTTATCTCCCCGATAGTGCTCCGCGTAACGTGATATTGCTCTGCGATCCTTAGATACGGGCGCGGATCAGCACGAATGGCAATGGCTTGTTCGGCAGTGAGCTTGAAGGCTTGGCGGCGGTTCAATGCTTGCTCGGATCGAGTTGCCCAGCGACAGTTGCCCGGAAAATATCCCAGTTCGTTATTGGTCCGCTCTAGTGTCAGCCCTTCGGGCCTTTCGCCAAGATCGGCAACGAAGTTCTCGAACGAGTGGCGCCAGCGGTCACAGATGGTGATGCCGCGCCCGCCGTAGTGTTCCCAATGCGTTTTATCCTTGGGATTGGTGCAACGCTGTATCATGGCGAGCCAAGAAGAATATGTTGGAGATGAACGTCTATCGGCTCTTTGTCCGTGCGTGGTAAAACGTGTTCGTGCGCATTCGGCGTTCAGGCATCCACAGGACTTGGTTTTGCCAGTCTTGAGCCTGTTCTTTGGGACGGCGGTTTCATTGCCGCAATCGCAGCGGCATCGCCACATTGCTCGTTTGCCGGATTTGGGTGCGCGCTCGATAACGACGAGTCGCCCGAAGCGCTGATTTACGATAGAGAGGAGTGCAGACATGGCGACCTCCAGACAAGGCTGCTGTGTTCAGTGGAGGACTGGCGGTGTGCATCGCCAGTCCTCCACGCATTTCTAGCATAATCACGCTTCTCTAGCCATGCCCGGCTGGCCTGGTGGACTTGGCAACCGACTGCAGGGCGGTCGGGCGGTAGTAGACCAGGGTCTCGGAGATCGGCTGCAGGCAGAGCCGGGCCTCATCGATCAGTGGAAGGCGAGCCTCGCCAACAGGATACTGTCGGCTCCGTCAAAGCTGTTCGGCGGGCTTGTCGTCGACCCTGCGATGGATTTGGCAACCTTGGCGGGCGATGTCATTCACGGCAGGCAGCCGACCATGGCGGCCGATCCGCAGACGGGCGAGTTCCATACCGATCCGCGGCTTATAAACCGGACGAATAATGCGGCCGGCATGCTGACGCTCGGGGCGGGCGCGGTGCCGGCAGAGGCAAACTCGCTGCGGATGGGCATCAAAGCCTACCACGGCAGCCCGCACGACTTCGAGCGCTTTGATAGCTCGAAGATCGGCACGGGCGAGGGCGCACAGGCTTATGGGCATGGGCTGTATTTCGGGGAGCGAGAAGGGGTTGCGAAGGAATACCGCAAGAAGCTTACGGCGGGGCGCTACAAAACGAGTTCAGGCGAAACCCTCTCGCAAGGCGACCTATTTCAGGAATTGATGAAGGCGGCCGATCAGGTCAAGCAGGGCGGCTATTCGGCTGAAAATCGGTTTGCTCTTCATCCAGACCACAGGCGCTCTGTGGTTAATCGCATGGTCGACGGCGTCGAAGAGTATGGGAGTGTGGACAAGTATCTGGAAAATTCCGGGTTCACTCCTGGTTTTGAGGAACTACAAGGGGCTGTCGCAAATCGCGCTAAGGAACTTGGTCTAAAGCCCGACAAGGGCCGCATGTATGAAGTCGACATCGCCGCCGATCCCGAGCACTTCCTCGACTGGGATAAGCCGCTGAGCGAGCAAAGCCCGAAGGTGCAAGAAACCTTGAAGGGATTGGGAGCCGCCCAGAAGAACCGCCCCTTGGCGGAAGCCGATTCAGGAAGGGATTTGTACTACAAACAGACGCAGGGATTGACCAGCGATACGGCCAGCCAGCGCCTGAAGGAGGCCGGCATTCCCGGCATCCGCTACCTCGACCAAGGCTCGCGCACCGCAGGCGAGGGCTCTCGCAACTACGTGGTCTTCGACGACAAGCTCATCTCCATCCTGAAGAAGTACGGCCTGCCCATCTCCGCCGCCGGACTAGCCGCGCTCTCGCAGCTTCACCCGCAAGAGGCGCAGGCACAGCCGCTCGGCGATCGTCTACAAGGACGCTAAGGGATGCGCTTCCAGTTTATGCGATGTTTGATCGTCCAGATAGTGCCGGGTGAAACGTGATATTCCTCTGCGATCCTTCGCTGCACGCGTGGGTCAGCGCGAATGGCGATAATCTGCTCGGCAGTAAGCTTATGCGGGCGGCGATTTAGCGACTGTTCAGAGGGGCTGGCCCAGCGACAATTTTCTGGACTGTAGCCTTGATCGTTGTCGATGCGATCCAGCGAGCGCCCATCAGGACGTTCGCCCATATCGGCAAGGAAGTTTTCAAATGAATGTTTCCAGCTATCACAGACGGTGATGCCACGGCCTCCGTAATATTCCCAATAAGCTCCCTTGGGATTGGTGCAACGCGCTCTCATGGCAAGCCAAGAATGATACGTTACAGAATGTCGTTTTTTGAGTGCGTGCCCATGTTTGTATGGGCCTGTTCTATCGGCATACAGGCATCCGCAGGACTTAGTTACACCGAATTTGAGATTGGATCGGTCAACGACGGTTTCACGGCCACAATCGCAGCGGCATAGCCAGAATGTTCGCTTGCTTACTCGCTTTTCGCGCGAGACGGCAGTGAGGCGACCAAAGCGTTGGCCTGTGATATCGATGAAGCGCATGGCGACCTCTCTGAAAGGTTGCTGTGTCAGTGGCGGGTCGGTGCTTCAACACTGGCCCGTCACGCATTCTAGCACATAGGCTTCTCAAATCCATGTCTCTTGTCGATTATGCCAAGACCGGTTCTTCACCGGTCAGCGGGAGCTATGGAGAAGAGGATGAGGAAGAAAGCATAACTAAGCTCCGCAGACAGTATCGAGATTGGTCTTCTTCAAAAAGAGAGGAAATAGAGGAGCAGCGGTTATCTAGACAATATTACCATGGTCAACAATGGTCTTCAGATGAGATTGCTATCCTAAAGAAACGGAAGCAGCCCATAATAATTTTCAACCGCGTTAATCGCAAGATCGATGGCGTGGTCGGCACGCTGAAGAAGCTCTGGCAGGATCCAAAAGCATATCCGCGCACGCCCAACCATGAGCAGGAGGCGGAGATCGCCACTGAGGCGCTCCGCTATGCGCTGGACAGGGCGAGATGGAAAAACGTCGGCATCGAGGCCACCCGCAATGCCGGGCGCGAGGGCATGGGCGTCGTGCAGATGGTCTTGGAGCAGGGCGACCAGGGCGATGCTGAGATCACGCTGCAGACGATCGACGACGACTGCTTCTTCTATGATCCGCGGAGCTATCGGCCGGACTTCTCCGACGTGCGCTACCTGGGCGTGGCCAAGTGGCTCGACCTGGAAGTGGCACAGGAGATGTATCCCGTGCACGCTGACGAGCTGGAGGGGCTGCTGACGTCAGGGGGAGACATTGAAAGCTGGGCGCAGCAGGACCGTGAGCGGCGCTGGATCGATGTCGAGCAGAAGCGTATCCGCGTCATCGAGCATGAGTATGTGAAGGGCGGCGAGTGGCACGTCTGCCACTATTCGAGCAACGTGAAGCTCGCCAGCGCACCATCACCCTTCGTCGACGACAAGGGCAAGAGCGGCAGCAGCTTCCTGGCCTTCTCGGCATACGTCGATCACGACGGCGACCGCTACGGCTTTGTGCGCAACATGAAGTCGCCGCAGGACGAGATCAACATGCGGCGCTCGAAGGCGCTGCATCAGCTCAACACCCGGCGCCTGCTGGTCCGCAAGGGGGCCGTCGAGAACGTCGAGAGGCTCAGGACGGAGGCTGCTAGGCCCGATGGCGTGCTGGAGTTCAACATTGAAGGCGGCATTTCCTTCGAGGACAGCGCCAAGGCCCAGGAATGGCAGGGCCAGATGGAGATGCTCTCCGAGGCCAAGTCGGAGATCGAGAACTACGGTCCGACGCTGGTCGAGAAGGGCATGGAAAAGTCCGGGCGGGCGATCGCCCTGCTGCAGCAGAGTGGCCTCGCGGAACTAGGGCCTTTCATCGATGCGTGGAGCGACTGGAAGCTGCGCGTGTATCGCGCGATGTGGTCTAACATCCGAAAACACTGGACGGGCGAGCGCTGGATACGGGTGACGGACCAGCAAGAGGCGGCGCAGTTCGTAAAGATCAACGAACTGCAGGTCGACCAGTCCGGCCAGCCGTTTATCAACAATAAGATTGCGGCGCTTGACGTGGACATCATCCTCGACGAGGCGCCCGATAGCGTCACCACCATGCAGGACACGTTCGAGCTGCTGCAGAGCCTGGCTGCTGCGGGCGTGCCTGTGCCGCCGCCGGTCGTGATTGAGATGTCCGCCCTGCCGGCATCGGTCAAGAAGCGCATTTCCGGCATGCTGGAGCAGGCGCAGCAGCCCGACCCGATGCAGGAGCAAGCGAAGCAGATCGCCATGGACGTGGAGAGCAGCAAGGCTGGCATGAACAAGGCGTCGGCGCTCGACAAGGTAGCGTCTGCCGCGAGCAAATGGGCGGACATTTCCATGAAGCCCGACCAGCATGTGCAGGCGCAGCAACAGGGCGATCGCAGCCACGCACTGGAGCAGCAGAAGGGCGACCGCTCGCATCAGATAGCGCAGCAGGACTTTGGCCAGCGGCAGGCAGACAGTAGCCGGCAGTTCCAGGGCCAGGACGCCGACCGGCAGGCGAAGATCGAGGACATGAGGGCCAGGCAGGCGCAGGCGGCGCAGCAGGCTGCCCAGCGCCAGCAGTCCATGAATGGTGGCGGCCCAGCTAACGGCGGGGCGTTCTGATGGTGACGACGGCTGAACTCAACCGTCGCGGCCTGCCCTATGCCGTCGTCGTGGATGGTGCCGCCACGACCGCGAGCCTGCAGGCCCTCGACCGTCAAGGCTTGCCCTACCTGGTGGAGGTGGCGGACGGGGCCACGATGGCCTCGCGCCGGGCCCTGGAGGCGCGTGGACTGCGTTATCTCGTTCCGGTGCTGGTGGATGCCACTGCCGCCTCAAAAGCGTCCTTGGCCGCCCAGGGGCTGCGCTATGCGGTGCAGGTGGACGCCGACATTCTCCCGGCCGATCGGCTGGCGCTGCAGCGGCAGGGGCTGGCCTGTTACGTCGAGGTGGACAGTTCCGGCAATTCCGTATCGGTGGCAGCCGTCGGCGGCGCGGCGCTGCTGGCGAATGAGACCGACGGCTTCGCCACGGACTTCACGCACCCGGTCGATGCCGAGCGCGTGGCGCTGAAGGCCAGCAGTGCGCTGACAAGCTACCCCTTGGATGGCTTCTACCAGAACGCCGGCACGTCGCCAAAGATGGTCTATGACGTGGCGGGGACGCTGGGCTGGTCGCCGCATAATATGTTCCTGAATTCGGCGGCTCCGGTCACGCAGACTGTCACTACGGTCGTCGGACAAAACTATACCGTGACGATCGTGGGCTCCGGCTCAATGACCGGATCGAGTGGCGCGAGCGGAGTCGCGACTGCGGGCGTGCCGCTGACCTACACGGCGACCGGCACGAGCAGCATTTTCACCAAGGCCGGGACGGTCACGCAGATCCAGATGAATCGGGGTGCGGTGGCGACCGCCTATATCGCGACGACGGCGGCTATCAAGAACGGCCTCGCGATTGACTATCATCCGGTGACGCACGCGGCGCTCGGGCTGCTGTGCGAGCCGGCGGCGACGAATTTACAGAAGGCTACTGCCATCTTAATGGACCCAACGGTTTGGGGGACTCCTACCGCAGCGACTGTAACAAGCGGTGGAACGGCACCAACTGGGCAGCCGGCGTTTATTTTAACTGAAGATACATCAACAGCCTCGCATACTATGACATGCATTAATGGACAACAAGCTGGTACTACGATTGGGACGGTTTATACTATTTCATTCCATGTGAAAGCTAATGGCAGGACTAGGTTCAGATGTTTTACGTTTGCATTTAATAACTACCTCGTCTTCTTCGATCTCACTACAGGGACGACAGATAACCCTTCTGGCGGCACAGCACCTAGTGCAAGAATAACTTCTGTCGGCAATGGCTGGTATCGCTGCGAGGTGACGGATCAGGCTACTGCTACGTCGGTTCGCCCGCAAATTGATTTAGCGTCAACAGGAACGACTGTTAGTTATACAGGGAATGGGACATCCGGCCTTTATATGTGGAATCTGTTCCAGACTGAGGCAGGCACCGTTGCCACCTCGCCTATCCCGACGTTCGCTGCGACGGTGACGCGGGCGAACGATGCATATAGCTGCCCATCGGCTTCGATCAACTACTCTGCAACGGCGGGGAGTTGGTGGTGCGAAAATTACATGCTGGGTAGCGCCGGCGGGCGGATATTGAGCGCCAGTGGTGGGGCAGTTGGTTTTATCTGGCATAATGGTGTGGGCACATATCAGCTCCAGGACGGTACTTCACTGGGCAAGTCGACGCTCACGGCTCTTATCGGGAATATTCATAAAGCAGCGTCTGCATACCAGTCGGGAGATCGTGCCATTACCGTGGATGGACAAGCTGCTGCTACCGATGCCGGCTCAACGACGCTCTTGCTGGCTCCCGGCACTACTCTTCTGTTCGGGGCTGGTGTGAGCGGTGTTGGCTCAATCACCGGCTATATCCGCAAGGTCCGCTATGTGCCCCGCCGCAAGACCAATGCTGAAATGCAGACGGAGACGACATGAGTACCGATTTTCTCCTCCGTGCCGACAGCCGCGAGGACTTCGAGGCAATGGCCAAGTCGCAGGGCTTCATGGACGAGGACGGCAATCTCGTGCCTGAATGCATCTACGATCCTTCGCCGCAGACCTCGGAATATGAAACCGGCGTGATGATCGCGCCGTCACAGGCGGCGCTCGCGGAAGGGGCAGAGCGGTCTGTGGTTCCCGGCTATCATGTCAACTTCCGCGTCTGGGGCGAACTGGAAGCGGCACAGATCGCGGACATTCCGCAGACTGACGAGAACGGCAACCCGCTGCCACTCCGTGCGCGCACGACTTTCGGTCTCTGGATGACGGAACTGGGTGAGCAGGGGGAACAGGTGAACGCCGAGACAACCACGACATTCGTGACGGCCTCCGGCGTGAGCTTCCTCGACCCCGAGAGTATCCGCACTCAGCAACGAGTCTGGCAATAGCTTCATGCGCTTTGAGACGGTCAACCTCGGCATTCCAGGGCCGCAGGGCGTCACAGGTGCGCCCGGCCCACAGGGAGAGCAGGGACCGCAAGGCCCGCAGGGACCAGTCGGCACCGTTCTCAGCGGCGGCGTTTATCACGTCGGTGATATTGATGCGGCGAAAGCTATAGAGGGACTGACGCCGGGCTCTTTCGTCTTCGTCGGAGACGATCCGTTCATCGTCATCGATGACGACACACTCGGCACGGATGGCGGCACAGTTTTCATCCCGACCAGCGAATTGAGCGCGTACTACGAGGAGGCTATTCCTCCGGCGACCTTTGCCGGCGCGAACGGCGCGCTGGTCGCCATGGAATACGACCTCGACCATACCGGCATCGACTTCGAGAGCGTCGAACTGGTGCTGACGGACGGCGGCGAGACCATTTCGATTTGGGGTCTGCATGGCCACGTCTTCCAGCCGCTGACGACGGAGCGCCAGTTTACCCCACAACTACCACTTATTGATACGGCCAGAGGCAAGTTTCGAGATCCCTACGCGGGATTCACGGGCACCAAGGGTGCATCACATCCTGCGCTGCGCACTGGCGGCGCTCTGTTGCGCTACAAATACGCGACCAGCGGCCTTCGCCTTAAGCGCGTCACCGGGCCGATTTTTGATCTTCGTTGGTGGCCCGTCGTCGCGGTTGATGACGAAGAGGTTGGCGTCCAGACGGACAACAGTGGCAAGATCTGCTGGGCCGTCAATGCCGCAGCGGCGGCGGGGGCCGAGGCTGTCTACATCCACAAGTTCTATCACTACGCGCGTTGCGTCGAATGGCCAGAGGGCGTGGAACTTCTCGGTCGGGGCCCCGGCTTGTCCGGCTTTCGCTGCATGGACAACGCACAGCACACACAGTTGCTGCTTACTACCTCCTCAGACGGCGCTGCTGCCGACCCCACCGTCAATCCCCTACTGAAGCCGGCTACCCGCCTATGGTCCTACGACAGCGTGTTCCTGTCCAACTCCACCGCATTCTATCCTGCATCCGGCGCTCGTCGCATTCGTATCAGCGGCATCGAGTTCGACGGCAACCTCGCCAACAACATGCGCTTCTTCTCGGAGCGCAACAACGAATACGCCTACACTTACTCTAACCAAATAATCTCTCTCTTCAACGCTACCACCTCTGCGGCCTTCTCCGTCACTAATCAGGCGAACCGTGTCATACCGGAGAACATGATCGTTGAACTACACAACGTGAGCATGCACGGTTACGCGCATTGTTTGCTTGGCCATCACTTCTGTACGTTTGTCAGCACTGGCTTGTTGGAGTTGGGCGAGACCATCGCCGGGCATTGGATGTATCTCACCGACGGAGTTTACGAGAATGTTCGATGCACCGGGTTTGCGATAGCGGACGGGCTGCGAGTCAGGAAGTTCGTCGCGAAGTCGGTCGAGTTTGTTCTCTACGCGCCGCCCGCGGCGTATTTCGATCAGCCGTTGACGTTGGGCTACGACGCTTTGGTCACGCCATTCACGGTTGGCCAGACACTCACTGGCGTCACCTCCGGTGCGACCGGACTGATCGACGATGTTCGCACCCTCACCGGCACCACCGGCAACATCGACCTCATCAACATAGTCGGGACGTTCCAGAACAACGAGGTAATCACGGACGGCCTGGGCGGTCACGCCGACGCTAACGGAGTCCCCGCGCTGGGCGGTTATTTCTTGAGAGGAATGCAACTTGTATCCCTAAACGAGTATATGCCCCAGCAGCAACTGGCAGTGAACGCCTTCAACTATCCCGAGCTTCCTCCTTATCGGGTGGTCATCGATAATGTGTTCATCGATGCGATGCGACTGGACGAGGCCCCGGCCGGCAAAGGCTATATGTATGCCATCCCGTTTTTGGTCAACGGCGACCATTTCCAGATCAAATCTGGAAAGATGCGCTTCGGACAGCTTACACCCGCAGCGACAATTATTGTCAACACACAGGGGAATGTGTCAGGCGGACAGCCCTACCGAAACCAAGTTTACGAGAACATCTCTATTGAGTATAGTTCCAGAAAGGGTATTCAGCTTCTGGCTACTGGCAGTACTGACGGCGGCTACGCTGGGGTCAAGTTTCGTAACATTACGTTTGAGGCGCGTGCCTCGACGCACGTGCCGGGGAATCCTGCCCCGAGTGGCGTTACCTATTTGCTTGGCCTTTGGAGGTTTCATGAAGATGCTCCTGTGGAGCCAACACCACCCACCTACCTCGTGGCCTATGACGGGCGCGACGTTGAGTTCAGCGCCGTTACGGTCGACGCCACCCTGAACGGCAAGTACATCGACCTCACACCCCCCGACCCGTTGGCCCCAACCTACCGCTACTGGTTCAACTACAACGCCCTCGGGTCGGCGCCTGCGGCAGGGGGGAATACGTTGGTGACGGTGCCGGTTGCGGCCGGGGCGACGACAGCCGCCCTAGCGCAGGCATTCTCGCTGGCCGTGGCCGGGACTATCGCCTCCCCTGCCGTCTCGGCGCCCTATCTGACGGCGGCAACGTTTGGCACTAAGTCTGTCGTTGGCGCCTACTCACACTATCGCAGCGACACCAAGGGCGGCTATGTAGCAATCAGCATTTCCGCCGCCGCGGGCGTGACGACGGCACTACGTCCCTACCACCGCAATTTCGAGCCGTCTCTTATCGAGTTCGAGAAGTTCATCGCCAACGATCCTACCTACATCAGCCTGATAAACATCACAGAGGTAGGTCCGCATCGTGATCTGTATTTCAGCTTCAAGGACTGTGTTCTTGGGGCATTCCAGGTAAGCCTTCCACTACTAAACGCTGGCGGTAGTTTTCTTGCGGGAGCAGTGACGGCAATCAAGGATCAGGTCCATTGGGCGTATGAGAACACGATTTTCGATCTGCGCGACGGGTATACGTCATGGTCGAACCTCGATCTGTTCCTGTATGCAGGCAAGTTCCGCAACTGTCGGGTTCGCACGCTAAGTTCGGCGACTGGTCTTTCGTTGCTCGGGGCTGGCTATGAGACGCTGCTTAGTGAGCAGAGCGGTGTCTATACGGTGACGCCGGGCGCGGACGCCAGCAGCACCACTACGTGGATCGACATTCAGACCAAGCTGTTCTGGCAGCCGAAGCCAGGGGGCATTCGCCTGTATCCGGCAGATGCGGCGACGGCGGTGGTGTGGAACACGAATATGCCATCGGTGGAATGGCGCAAGAGCGCGCGGCCTGTCAGCCTGACGTCGGCTGCGCTGCTTGACGACGAGTACTACCAGGGGTCGGCCACGCCTTCGGCGATCAATGAGGACCGACGCGCCCCGGTGTTGCGGCTGAACTTCGCTAGTGCTTTGGCGGCTTCGCCACTGAAAATTGGTTGGACGGCGGCGGTGTCGCCCTAGCCTGAAAGTTCGCTAGTCCCGAGCGATAGAGGGACACGCCACCGCCGCGGCGAGACAGCGGCGCACACGTCACCAAGCACGAAACGCATGGAATGAAAGGACGGCGAAGATGGCCGGCGACGAAGAGCTATTGTCTGTTGACGACAAGGACGTTTTTGCAGCCGCACTCAGCGATACCCCTCCGGCAGAGTCGGAGAAGCCGAGTGAGGAACCCAAGCCGGAAGGCGATCGACCACGCGATGAGCAGGGCCGGTTTGTCCCGAAGGCGGCGGACGCAGAGACGCCTGCACAGCCGCAAGCGGTAGAGCCCACAAAGGCCGAGCCGGTAGCGGCGGACAAGCCACCGCCAGAGGAGGCAATTCCCTCCTGGCGACTGCGTGAGGAAACGCAGCGGAGACGCGAGGCCGAGGAGCGGCTTGCCGCCACATCGGCGCAACTGCAGCAATTCCTCCAGCGTCAGCAGCAACAGCGGCAACCGGAGCCACTGCCCGATCTCATCGAGCAGCCGGAGGCATACGCCAGGGCCATCGAGCAACGGCTTACGCAACAGTTCGAGCAACGCGACATTGCCCGCTCCCTGTTCAGGGCGGACAAGCAATACGGCGAGGAATTCCGCAAGGCATACGAGGCATTCAATTCGCCACAATATGCCAATGACGAGCACCTTCTACAGCGCGTCAGGAACTCCTACGACCAGGGCGAGGCGATCCTTGCCTGGCATCGCGAGCAAGAGGTGCTTCGCGAGATCGGGAATAACCCTGTCACGTATCGCCAGAAGCTCGAAGCCGAACATGAAGCCAAGCTTCTGAACGACCCAGCCTTTCGTCAGAAGGCCATGGGTGCGTGGCGCGGCGAAGCCGCCAGCAGGCCGTCCTCAGTCACCTCGCTTCCGAATTTGGCCAGAGCGCCCGGGTCCGCAAGTGGGCCGCGTGACGACTGGCCGACGACGGATGCGGAAATCTTTGCAGACGCAGCACGGCGCAGAGCCTGAGTGGCCGCGCCGTTGTGAGGTAAACGACAATGGTAGCCCCAGCAGTAATGTCTGGCGTTCACGTCAACAATAAGCTTGTCCAGTATACGACCGAGATCAATCGGGAATACGTTCGTGAGAACTTGTTCTCGCCATACATGGGGACGGATGCGACCAGCATCATCCGTATCCGCAACGAGGCGAAGAAGGGCGGCGAGCAGATCAATTTCCCGCTCGTCGGAAACCTCTACGGGCCGGGCACGGCGCAGACGATTGGCGGGCCAGTGCGCGCTTATGGTGTTGATACGCTCACCGGCTTTGAGGAAAAGATCGACTCCTACGGCATGCGGGTCTGGATTGACTGGGCACGCAATGCCGTAGCGACCAATGACGCTGAGGAACAGAAGGACAGCGCCGATATCTTCGGCGAGGCCAAGCCGCTCCTGAGCGATTGGGGCAAGAGCCTACAGCGGGACGAGATCATCCAGGCGCTGATGAACCATCCATCAGAGTCGGCTCCGACCGGCCTCGGCACGACTGGCTACACGAACGGGCGCGTCAACGGTACGACGTTCCTCGGGTCTGCCGGTGCAGGCGCTACCGCAGTTAGTGCGTGGATGGTGGATAATTCCGACCGTGTGCTGTTCGGCAATGCCGTCGCCAACAGCGTGTCAAACGTATGGGCGACCGCGGCCGGACTGGTCACTACAACGACCGGCACTTTTGTCCCGGCATCGGTGTCGCTGCTGAAATACCGGGCGAAGACGGCCGCACCGAAGATCCGCCCCTATACGACGCGGGACGGGCGGGAGTATTACGTAGCGTTCGCCGGCAGCGTGAACTTCATGCAGTTGAAGCTCGCCATGAACCAGACCGGCCTGCCCACCACGCCGGCCGTGATTGGCATCAACGTGCATGCCAGACCGCGTGAGGAAAACGGGTTTGGTGATGCGCCGAATAACCCGCTCTTCCAGGACGGCGACCTGATGTACGACGGCGTTATCATTCGGGAGGTTCCTGAGATCGATAACTTCGTCACCGGCTGGGCCATGAGCATCGGCGGCGGCGGCGGCACAGACCGTCTGGCTCCGGTGTTCCTGTGCGGGCAGCAGGCGGTGATGTTTGCCTGGGGCAAGATGGCAACCCCGACATTCCGCGACCAGACCGACTACCAATTTGTCCGCGGCGTGGGTGTGAAGATGTGCTACGGGGTCGCCAAGACTTTCCGCGTCCCACAGGCAACTCCGAACGGTAGTGGCACAAAGAAG